CCAAGATGGTACTATTCCAGCCAAGGATCAACGCCTCGATCTGGTTCATAATCCTGAACCACTCGATAGTCGTCGCTCGCTGCATCTGCACGAAATTATGCAGTTGCGCCAGTTGCTCCGGGGTCGCGGTCGCTACGGCCATCGCGGTACTCCCTTTATGCGTTCCCAGCGGTAACACTAAAACTGGTAACGGTCACCGTCTGACCAGACGTAATCGAGGTATTGTTAAGTACAAGATCGGTGGCGACATTCCCCTGAACATGGCAGGTACCGGCAGCGTCATACATTCGAAAGCTTGAAGCAGTACCAGTTGCAGCGGCACTAGCAGTCCAAGCACCAGCAATAGTTGTCACACCAGCAACAGAGGTTAGAAAGGTCGCTGGAAGTGCAATCGTTGCCACAGGTCCAGCAGGATCAGCCGCAGTACAGCTCGCTGGCTCGGCACCCGTAAATATTTTCAATAAACCAGCTGTGCCGATAGACGTTTGGATTTGGCCAATCTGGTTATTGCGTAAGGCCGTGCCGTATTGAAACGTCATGGTCTAGTTCCTTTTCCTCAGGGACACAAAACAGGTTTAGAGAAACCAAGTTATTGTGTCCAATAACATAAGGTGGATGATGCTGATAAATTCGATAATTCATCTCTCTAAGCAAGGTATGTAAACGTTCACGTTTATCTTCTCGATCATCTTCTAAATACAAGTAAGGTCTATGTTCTGAAATAAGAGGCCATGCCCCCATCAATACGTTCCACTCCATCCCCTCAACATCGGCTTTGATTAGTTTTAGATTAGATACCAAATGCCTTAAATCAACTAACATCATCATAGTAATCTTCTGACCTGAACTACCCGCAGGCAGCATTGAAATGCCACCAAAATTAACACCCAATGCTTGATAATCAACAATTGGAACAACACAACTTCCGACTTCAGAACCGGCAGCGGCATTGATTGCCTGAACATTAGAAATACCATTAAGAGCAAGATTACCACACAAAGTATTAAACAACGTGGTTTGAGGTTCTATGGCAATAACAGACCTACACATTCTAGCTAGTGGAATAGTGTGACACCCGATATTCGCACCAACTTCAATAACGCAATCATCTGGTTGTAAAATCTGTCTAAACAGATCAACTTCACCCTCGGAATATTCACCATGTTCAGAGAGAAACTTACCCATATAAGGGTCACCAGGAAAGTAAATCAGACGTCCATGCTTGTAAGTACAAATATCGGTACTCTGTTTCGGTGACGCTGTAGTAACCGACACCGTTCCCGTGGCCAACAACTTATGTGCTTCCTGCACAATAGACTTAACCGATATATCACTAATACAAGCTGCGCCTGTTTGCTCTTCGTTCTGCCTGCATGTTACCATATTATCATGTAGTCGATGACAAGGCCAACAATCAACTCTATTGACATCGGCGTGTAGAGTTGATGTTCTCACCCAATATTTAGTAATGTTCTCAGGGGAAGCATGGGATAACATTACAATCTTTGGCATGTCACGCATAGCGCAGGCCCACAATACACCCGTATCTGGACCAATAACTAAATCAGCCTGTTGTGCCAAAGTCAAGCTGCGTCTAATCGGCCATTCGTCACCAGGTTCAGTGATTGCTCTTCTTAATCCGTTAGCGTCCCCATTTATCTTAATCAGATCAGCGCGAATTAGATTAGCTAATTCTAGTTCACGAGCCGATCCCATCAATACTACTGGAAGTTTTATTTCCTGTATCAGCTTGGCAATGATTGATGGTGCATAAGGATGTACCTTGTCACATCGTGTACCTTTAATCATCCAGGCAATAAAGTGACCACCAATTTTCTGTTTGATTGCTTGGGCATCAGAGACTTCTTCTTTAGTTGGGTAGAAAGCAGGCGCTATTTCATCATAAGGAATTAGTGCAATATCATGTGCTACTTCTAGATAAGAACGATTAGCGATCTTGTGTCTAGCCTCTTTGGGCCACTGGAACTGATATTGGCTAGAAAAGAATGCCTGCTGAAACTCAATCGAATGTGACAAGTTTATATAGAATTCAAATTCCTTTGATCTAATCCAGTGCCAATTAGGACCACTTTCAAGAGGAATGTCTTCCGGAGCATGTACAGATAACTTGTCAATGTAAGGATTATTTTCAAACACTACATGATGTGGTGATGCACTAATTACTTCAACATGTCCATAACGCTTCTTAAGTCCCGGTAAAACCGAAGATGTTACAATATTGTCACCAATACCACCACCACGGGTGACACCTGCCCATCCCTTATTACCAATAACCATTCTAACTATATCTTTCTAAAATGAGGACTTTTCCAACCGGAATCTTCTGCTTCGTCTTCGTCAGTATCTTCTTCGTCATCTTCTTTATCTTCGTCGTTGTCTTCACTATCATCAGCAACTAACCACTTTATCTCACCATCATCAAACAAGATCTTGACTATAGTTGCATCATCACGCTCTGCTGGTGCCATGTCCTCATCAAGATATACCACTGATGCAGGACGCCCATCTATTTCTCGATGTTCAATCATTTAATATCTCTGTATCTTTGGTACATGCGGGAATCTCTCTAAAATCGCCTTATAAATCTTCTTCCAAGGGTTAGGATCCCTGTACCATATTGATAAATCTTTTTCGTTCAACATACCTTCCCAATCTAATGCAGCCATTTCAGCTAAAGTCTCATGAATTGGCAATCTAGTACTGGAAGTATGCCCATCTTCGTATGACTTCCACCAATCCCGACTATAGTCAGTCAATCCATCATGCTTCTGTAATGCAGAAGCAGGCATAAGTCCAATTGCAGCATAAGTGGGATAATCCCTGTTGACCTCTTCAATTGAGAGATCATTAGGATAGATCTCAGCCCTTTTCTTATGAAATTCAGCTTGTTCCTTCTCATATTGTCGCTTAACCGCTTCCCACTTTTGATGCATTACTTCATGAGCTGTAACTGCGCAAATAGAGCGACTACTAACGTTCTTTTGATAAATCTTAATAATCCCTGTATTCAGGAAAGCATGACCAGCAACCCTAAACCTACGACCATTCAATCTATCGGTTGGCGTTGCCTTGCTTATCTTGATCTTCTTATCAGGATAATCTAATTCCTCAGCGACCAAGCTCTTTACTTCCTTCGCTTCCTCATCAGTTAAACGATGACTGAGACTAATGGAAGCCTTAGTTGCCATCTCACTAGATTCTTTTAAGTGATCAAACGTATGCTGAAGTTCAGGATCAAGTTCCTCCGGTTGAATAACCTTCGTACCCTTCCATTCCCTTAATCTAAACTCTGATGGGCGCCCCCACGAACCGCCACTTATATCTATCGCTATATTGGCATTCTTAAATGCTTCTATTGTTTGCGCTTCAACGGTATGATAATAACCCATTGGATCAATGATCTGCTTAATCCTTTCCCTTGGAGTTAGAGTCTTCTTCTTGATTGCCTTTTCTGTTTGCTTTGATTCCGTACCAGTATCTACTGGACCACCACCATGACCATGCACCCTTTGTAAGAATTCCGCAATACCCTTCTGGCCAATAATCAGCTTTGAAGGTTTACCTGTGGGTGGCAGATGTTTGATTGCATTGCTATTCCCACTCATTCCGATAAAACCGACATGATGCCCTGTTTCCGGATGGTGGTATATTTCTGTTTTAGAGAAATCAGGATGCTCTATATACCCTGCATCCTTCAACTGCTTTATCAATTTAGGTGAAGCACTACCTTTCTTGGCAAATTTACCAGTCTTGTCTCTAGGATGCACTTCTTCTGACCAGGTACCTTCTGGTGCATCATAGGCAAGAAGGTTCGGTAAACGACAAAATAGAAATTGCCTAAGTGCTGCATCCTGTGCGGGATTCTTGAATTCAGCGTCTTCACCAGGCTCCCGATACCTATCACGCTCGGCCTGTAGTTGATACAATTGTTGAATGATATTTGAAGGCATGTTTCGAGCAAGTTCTAAGATATCAGGATCTAGTGGGACGGGCTCTTCGTCCTCTGCAATATCTTTCAACTTCTCTAATGATGCCTTTACTCCTGGATGAAGTGGTTCAGGTAATTCATTCAATCCACGCCAAAGATAAGCTGAATGTTCACTGTTTAATGTAGGTTCAAATTCATCCTCTACCGGACAAGCAAAAGTAGTATGATCCCAACCAAATGGTGTTCGTTTAGTCTCTACTTTAATCCACTGACCATCATCTTCTGGACAATGACCAAGTTCTTCTTCACATTCACGACGAACCGCATCATACTCGCCCTCGCCATCATCTACCTTACCACCGGGCCAGGACCAAGTATCAGCCCAATTTTCTTCTGATGCTGATCGTTTTACAAATAGGACCTTATTTTGTGGGGTAAAGAATGCTACACTTGCCGCCTTACCTTTGGCCGGGGCTTCATCCCCATAATTACAGCAAACATCTAAATCATACTTATCTTTTCTCTGTTTAGCGCTCTCATCAAACGCTAATGACAGGAGCGGCAGCCTTCCAATCAGGTATTCCCTAAGGCCAGTCGTCATCAAACTCACTATCAGGTGGTGGTGGTTTATCTAGCGCCCAACTGATTAAAGCTAAAACAACGACCCCAACCAGTATAAAATACAACCATGTCATAGGGCCCCGACCCTCCGTCGCTCGGGGCTACACGCCCACGAACTAGGCCATGGTCCGCAGAGAGGTTACCAGATGGAGAGTCCAGCTTTCCAATCAAGAGGATGGAAGCAGAGCGACTTTTTAAGCATTATATCACGCACTTCACGACGCTTCCGCTCAATAGCGGCTTCTTTTTCACTCTTTACTTTACCAGCCATTGGAAAATGACCAATAGAGTCAAGCACTCGAGTATCATCTTCAGGCATTGGAACCTCCTCAGTGTGTAGATAGTTTCTTTGCTATCTCACGAGCGGAGCCTACCGCCACACTCTCAGTACTTGAATCAACTGGAGTAGACCAGGATAGATAAATCACACCAACAAATGATTCAGGATTTGGTGGTATAGGAATTGCACATCCCCTTTTCATACCACGCTCGGCTAAACGCCTAGCAACAGGTGTACCATTTATATTCAAATCAACACAAACAGGGTGTCCTTCTAAAATATCAACTAGTTTTCGTATATCTGACGCATGGTCCATAATCGGCAAGCGTCTTGGTGATGGAATTACAGGGCGTTCCCCATCATGCCGCCTAGCAGCAATAAACCACTGAGAATTGGAAGAAATATCGACGGCCCAGACTTGGACGAGATCTGCATCTGTCTCTTGCGCAAGTAAATCGAGCGAGGCTGGAATTTCGCTTGTCTTGAGTTCTGGTGCATCGGGAGTCAGCCAAGCCTCAAAGAGTTCATTACGTTTGTCATAAACAAAGAACCCAATACCACCAAGTATCAATAGTACAACTATAACTACAGCTTTCCAAGGCTTATCTATAAAGGCAAGGATTGACGTTATTGTATCAACAAGCCAACCCTTGCTTGAAGAAGGAGGCGTCGGCGGTGGTTGTGTCATGCTGCACCGCCGACATCATGATTAGGTTTTGGCCGGCGTTGGAGTCGGACCCGTCGGAACGGCAACAACAACCCACCCCGTCACAGGTGTCCACGCCGTTTTAACTTCCCACTGAAGCGTGGGCGTTGGAGGTGTGGGTGTCGGCACCGGGGGCAGCACAATCGGATGCTCTGGGCGGACATAGCCGATGTCTACATCAATGCCCCAACCCGGATCAACCGGACCCTCTGGCGGCGGTTCAATGGGAACGGTGGGCGGTGGGAGAACGATCGGATGGGTCGGGCGCAGATAGCCCAGTCCAAGATCGATACCGTAACCTGGATCAACCGGCGGATCTCCACCAGGCATTGGACCGCCACCGATTTCCAGTGACGGATCGATTGCCGCGACGACAACGGTTTCGCCAGGCCTCAGTTTAATGGCAGGCATTAGCTTTACTCCACTGTGATTAGGAAAGGCAAGAGGACCGGGGCAAGTTACTCTTTGTCAGAAAGGAGACCGCCCCGATCCTCGCCCTCGGCCTCAGGGGGAAGCCGAAGTTCTACATATTAAAGAATTATCATTGCGGTTTTATTGCGATATCCGCGCTCGGCTGGTGGAGTGCTTTGCCTCTCGCCAACCGTCACGCCACGCGCGTACCATGTCCGGGGATTTGAAACGTGGACATTGGCGCAATTTTAGGCCAGCACGAAAGGCTTCTTTCCCTTCGTCAACAATCATTATCATGGTCCGTAATGTGAATGTTCCATTGGTTAAAATTGGTTGTGATAGATCAATCATGTCTCTGAGACCCTGTATACGCTAAATTCATGAGTGCACCTCAAAATCCAGCCCTACGTTTACCAGCCTGAGCTGCCATATTTCTTTTAATATTTGCCCCAACAGAGGACGAACCGGGCTGTGCCTGAACAATAGAACCAGTCCCACCCTTTACGGACTTGGGTAATCCATGTTGTTTAATATGATTCTTCACAGCATCGTGTATATCAGGATTAAACTTTAACGAGATCTTATTAGCAATAGGGGAACCATTAGATACGTGTTGATATAAATTACCACCACTAGTATAATGAAGCTGATTCTTCATTAACCCACCATGCTCAGAGCTGTCAACATGATAGACAGCCCCTTTAGCAGTGGGCTCAACTTTAGTCACTGTTGATTTACCAGAGGTACTCTTCACTGTCTCTCCTCCTTCAGACCCGCCACCCGGATGCGGTCCACTGCCAGGGCCACCGTCACCAAATACTGGACCACCTTGGGATACAGTATTGGCTTTATTGACTGCGGTAGTTGCACCCTTTACAATACTGGCACCAATACCATCCCTTGTGGGTTTTCTATTCGTAACACTAGACTGATATTTCTGCATGTTTGCCTTCATGGCCGCCTTAGCAGCTTCATTTGAAGACTTAGGATCAGGCAAACCTTTATAAGGACTTGTATTTAGTTCACCTGACGGTAGTTCCTTCGGCAGTGAACGCTGCCTACCCTTTTGTGGTCCACTACCGGGACCACCATCCTTTGCCTTTTGAGGTGGAATTGTAGGAGATGACCAACCATTACCTTGATAGCCCATCGATCCACCTTTCATGGTATCATCACGACTGGTTTCACCAGCAGTGTACTTGAGCAAGTTCCCAAGTGCTGTTCCACCCTCACCATTACCAAGAGGAGGTTTCCCGTTATCACCAGGATTGCCACTACGAGTACTTGGATCAATCTTTGGGCTCTTCCACATACCTGTGGGTGTCATGGGCTTGGAAACAGGATCCTTAGCTACGGTAACTTCTGGTTTCAAGCTTGCAGCAGAATCATTTTGCCCATCAGAAAACAAAATCCGCATAACGTCATCAATGCTATGCTGGTTACCAGTCTGATTATCAATAACATATTGACCGTCGGGTGACAATGAAAACCGACCATTTTGATCATCTATAGCAGGCTTTTCTTGTCTTTCCCCTATTGCTGTACGAGTATAATACGCACCATCCTTTGCCTTTTGTTGCAATTTCCCACCGGGGTCGGCATTCATAAACTCTTTACCAACCGATTGGGGAATGCCAAGTGTAGAATTACCACCAGCCGCAGCACCCATTGCACCACGTTGCGCTTCACTGACAGGAGGATCCGTTGCCATACCATTCGGATCAGCGTAATGATGCTCTGTTACCGTCTTTACTTTCAACAGTGGCGGTTGCTCATCATTAGCTTGATCACCCACTTCATCGTGCTCCTCTTCCTCACCCTCTTCATTGATCCAGGACAACAGTCCTCGAGCAAAGTTTCTCATTTGGCTTAAGAACTCGGGGCTGGTCTGATCGAACGCCATAGCAAGAGTCCCATAGAGCTCGGTTTCTAGTGGGATGAACGGGTCCTAAGCAGCTTGGTATGCGTAGGACCCTTTACCGCATGTGTACCGCCTAAAAGCCGTCTACTAGACGAGCTCCTTTTCCTCTTCCCTATCGGGCTCCGGTGGATGAGGATTAGGGACGATAGGTGCGGTACCAGGAGGTGGAGGAGGTGGTGGTGCTTCTTGTGGGTGAGGATCCGACACTTGACTTCCTCCTGTTCAACAATTACGTGCGGCGATGGTGCTGGGGTTGATTATTGTCCCGTCTTGGAGACGGTGGACCCGAACGGTGGTCATCATCTTCCTCTTTTTCTTCTTTTTCTGCGCCTCGTGAGGAACGAGTTGAACCATCCGCCGCCGGAATTTCGATTTCATTACTCGGCGGAGCTTCGGTCGTCCCATATTCGTTGGTCGCCGTCACTACACAAGTAATAACATGACCGGCATCGGAATCGGCAACCGCATAGGTGTTGGGCTCAATACCACCATCTACGTCTGCACCATCACGCTTCCACTGGAATACATAGCTATGAGGCTCTGCATCCATGTGGTTCCAGTTACCCATGGTGCAGGTCAGACTCTGACCAACCATAGGTGCTCCCTCAACAAAGGGAACATCTTTGTTGTACGGAGGCATGACCAACCATGCCGTATGCATCTCGTCAAGCATCGGACGATACTTGTTAAACATCGACCACATAATGTCTATGTCCATTTTTGTACTCCTTGCAAGGTGTTAGAGCTACGGCCACCAACCAGTTTCGAGATGAACTTTTGCACTCAACGTACCCCTGACATTTGGCCGTACATCCACCCAAGGGGCACCACATTGTTGGCATCTGCAGTACGCTGCAATGTCACCAGGTCCAACAAGTTTCTCACCGGGTGTATAGTTACCAAATCCAGCGGACAGTGCAGTCTTTTCTCGCCAATCCGCAATTGGTCCCACTATCTCACAAATTCGATGCCCGTTTTCGCAGGTCACCAAAGTACCAATAGGTGGATTATCTTCCGGCAAGTATTCGCTCCTGAAGATTCTCTTTGTCAAACCAATCCGGTCGATTTAGACTTGGCTTAACGAAGGGTTTCTTACGTGTATCCACCCAATTTTGATAAGCACCAGGTACGCTGCCCGATTTTCTACTTTTTCGGCGGACATAGTTAACTAACGTCTTTTCCTCACGCAGCCTGGTAATTCGAGTTCGTATACTCCCATACTCTCGATCAAATGCTTTCATCAATGCAATAATGACTTTCTTTTGTGTCAACCCTTGTTCCATCCCATCATTTATCGCCTTGATTAGAATTTCGTCTTGTTCTGCTGTCCAAATCGATTGAATCCCCTTATGCATCTTCTTCCTCTGTGGTTTCGGGTTCTTCCACGTCATCCCAATCAAGTTCATCAGGGTCAAAACCCATGATGTCTATCCAGTCTTGACTAACTGGAGCATCCTCATCAACCTCTTCCTCCCGCTCCTCGTCAGTTGGCAAATCAGCATGATTGCCATATTCACCATAGGAAGGTTGAGGAAGTGGTGCCATTATCTCCAGCCTGAGAACACGATCGGATTAATATACGATCGCAAGGCGACATCTGGTGTATTGCCTAGCTTTTTCGATACTGCCAATGCAACCTGTTGGCAGGCCTTCTTAAAAGCTGCATCATCACCGGGTGGGGGTGCACGCATCTTTGATATTACTTCGTTTGCAGTCTTGTTAGCAAACAACGTCCTAAAATCCTTAGGCTTGCCTAAACCCTTTGTAATATGTTTTGTGTAATCCCGCAAGGATTGATCATTGATCTTCGTGAACAACTTACCCTGATTTTCCCCTGCCATCTTGCGCAGAGAGGCGGCAAGTTCGGGATCTTCAACTGGTAAGTTTAACGAGACACCCTTCTTACCTGTAAATCTCAAAAATGTCTTATCCCCCTCAGTCTTGACAAACTTACCTTGTAATGTAGTCGCACCATAAGCCTGCTTTTCAGCCCCTGTATCTCGTTCACTACCCGGCCTTAGGCCCATCTGCATGATTATACCAAGACATGTAGCATGTTCACGAGTTCGACCATCCCAGGCAGTCAAATTCTTATCATTTCCTTCCTTGTACTCCGGCATATGTGGGGTTAACTTTAATTCAAGCTCAAACTTTTTTGCATCCTGAGAATCTCTGTACTCCTGATGGAATAGTGGTTGAATACGACCCTTAGAGTCTTTACCACCCGCTAGTTGACCCCTAGCGTTAGGATCCATATTGATTCTAACATCGGTCCAGGCTGGTGGGATCTTAAAGTCTTTGGCATGTTCTGGCCAATCTTCTTTATTGGCCGGGGCAGGAGTTAGACTGTAATACCCAACGGTTGATTCTTTCTTAGGTTTGGCAGTGGTTGTTTTTGCTTTCTTTGCAGCAGGCTTTGCAGTCTGCGCCTTAGCTGCAGGCTTTGCTGGTGCGGCGGGAGCTGTAGCTGCCGATGCACCAGAACCTTTACTGACAAACTGACCACCTTTACCACCACTAGTACCTTCAGGTGCATGTGGATGGTCTTTAGGATCAAAGCCAGCGTCTGCCGCTACCTTAGCATTCAATAGATCAACTAATTTCTGATTATTATCATTACTATTGTCACCAGGAGCGCCTCCGCCCGGGGCCGGGGGGCGGCTCGGTTGTTTCGGAGGCGCTGCACCAGGTGGCCCAGAAGCAGGTGATGGTGGACCCCCACCCGGTGGTCCACCTGGCCCTCCTGGTTGTGATGCAGCACCTGGTGGTTGTGGGACACCAGGTACACCAGGAGGCTGTGGTGGTGCTGGAAGTTCTTTTGTTAGATCTACACCATCAAATGGACTATCCGGATCCTGAGCAAGAGAATCTCGCACCTCTTGTGGATCTACAGCACCCATTCCATAGTAGGTTTCTCTAGTGGTCGCCTTTACTTGCTCTCTCTGAACAATCTCTTCAGGCTTCTCTTGTCTTAGTGGCTTAAAGTCAAACGTAATATCATCGTCCACTTCATCAAACTCGCTTAACTGAATAAGGTCAATAATCTTGGTCAGATTGGGCCGGTACAATACTTCCTGAAATGCCGCAATCCAGTCTTCAAAAGAAACCAGTTCACCCTCGCTACTTGCATTCAATCCAGCAGGCTGAATGCCCAACAACTTAACCAGTGGAATACGGGCAATCGCCGCCATATGTTCTTGAGATTGTGCTTGTAAGGAATCCAGTCCACCCAATGGGGCACTAACATTACTGAAATCTTCAGCATCCTTATCAATAACCATTGCACCTTGGTTATTCTTGATATTGTTAAACAACGCAACCCGAGCGAAAAGTGCATCCCCACCCACCGCTGTGGTGGCGTCCATATTGGTTTTCAATACACTATGTGAAAAGTTCTGAATCAGATCACTGACACTCTGTCTTGTCCTTAACCAATTGTCGACATAGGGCTTGAGCATTTGAGACATGCTTAACCCGCCAAAAGCATAGGCGGGTTTCAAGATGTCCGGCATTTCTCGACCAACAAATGTCAGCAACCTTGAGCGATGTACCTCGCGTGACATTACAAACCAAGTGATTGGGTTATACCAATCAGGGCTCAGTGGATCAACCGAGTCATACCGGGTAGGATAACACCAAGTGGGCTCTACCGGCAAGACTCTAATCAGCTTTTGCGCTTTACCACTTTTTGACGAACCAACCTTCTGTTTACTCAACAGATTGCGACCATCACCCAAATCCAGCCTTAACTCTTCGTCATCGTGAGTTTTGCCGGTGTCTAGGTATAAATGACCGCGACCAAAGAAACCATCAGCCTCTGTTGCTTTTTGAAATGCCTTTCTAATCCTAAGGTTGTCCATCTTGTCATTGATTTTCTTGATCTTGTCTGACTTGCTTTCATCACCACTGGCGGCCTTTAACTCAATCCACTCACGAGTCATTTCAGAAGCAATAACTTCTGTAACCACCCGGTACTCTGGGCGTTGTGATAGACTAGCCAGGTAGGCATAGCCCATAAACACAACGCCTTCAGCATAAGCTGTGGCAATAAAATCTCTGGACGCCCAACCAAAGGTTCCAGATATTGTTTCATCCATCGCCAGTGTTGGAATATCGCGCTCTTTTAGCGCGTTCTCAACTGCTGGCGGGAAGCTCGGTACTTCAAATGGACTACGAGTTGCTACTGAAGGCCGCCTAATCATGGCTGACTTAGCCAGAACCTCAGACGGTATTATCTTTACCGGGTTCTTTGTTTCCGATACTTGCTTGAGATCGGTAACTTCAGCCAACTAGAGATGTCCTCCGAAGATCAAGACTAGTAGAACAATTATCAATAACAAAACCCCAAATGATGGGTAATAACCATAGTTGTAAGGTGCCATATGCCCCCAATTAGGCAACCCACCTACAAGCAGTAGGATTAGTATAACTAGAAGAATAATGCCAAGCATTATCTAATGCCAGGCATAAAGATAAACAACCCCAGCAACAACACAGCCACAAACGCAAAGAAGACGTTTGACGTGGCGAATGGTTGTAATGGTGGAAAGGGTAGGATTGTGAGGAGCCACAGAAACATCACGACGACGAACAGGATTTCGATGATCATCTTGCCCTCCACGTGAGTCATCGGACGCGCCTAGCACAGATGTAACCCTGAACATTCGAAGTACCGCCACCACCAAAAGCCGTCTCTCCTACCAGATAAACGGTAAGAGATACCGCAGTGTTAGCACGGCATTGTCCAGTCATCAATACCTGCCGCGCCCCGGATGTCAGCGCCGTTGTATAAAACAACGTCATAATGCCGACGCCCACGTACAGATCGTTGTCAGTCGGCAGCGAGTTATCATTCAAACTAATACTGCCACAAATCATATTTGGACTTTTATTGGAGGGAGGTCGAAAGTCAACACAACCCCACATTTCCCAGCAGCCAGGACTCAAAGTGATTTGTGTAATCGTTGCGGGCACATCCGAAGTAACTGCAATACCAACTGCGTTAGCCGATACTACGTATTCACCAATCTCACCAGGTTGTGCATCAGATCCGTCAGTTACACCCACAAGTCTTGAAGTATTCGGGACAAGTAATAGATTATCAGAACCTAGCTCGGCTAGATTCCCATTATCAACACTGACAACAGTAGGACCACTAGGGCCAGTAGGGCCAATAGGACCAGTATTTCCAGTAGGTCCTGGTTCACCTTGTGGTCCAGTTTCTCCTGGTTCACCTTGTGGTCCAGTTTCTCCTGGTTCACCCTGCGGACCTTGCGGACCCGGTGGTCCCTCAACTACAACTGTATAGGCTTGCTCAAATGCCAGTTTCGCTTCCCAGTACATAGTTTGTGCTGGGTCTGGGTAAGCAACAAAGTAATCACCAATTTCAGGGTCACCTGCGGTAAAGAATGCTTCGGTGACCTCAATTGTATGTTCGACTCCATTATCATTTACAACAACAATAGATGGTGATCCATGGGTAAAACTGACAATCGGTGCGGCCTCTATCAGTCGATGAGTCTGGTAGAACATTGTTAGACCCAAATCGGGTCTGGGATCCGGTGAGGGAATATAGATATCAGACATCTATAGTGTACCCGCCAGTGCCAAAGCGTCGTCCTTAGCGTGTTGTGAATGATTAGAAGGATATTGAGTTACTTGCACCGCAAATCCTTCCGCCAACAATGCCTTTTGATATTCGGTCACCTCTGTCATCGCACGAAAACTTGTACCGCCACCATCAACAGTAGTGGTTGAATTATCAGTCTTTTTCATCGCAACAGAAAGGGCAAAAGTATGAACACCATCATGACTAATGGCCGTAGCATATTTCCCGCCAACCTTGAGGGTTTCTACTTCGTGTCCACTACTATCGGTACGGCTGCTTCCGATTTCTCGATCTTTGCCTTCCATTCTAACAATTCCCGAATTGCGGCTTCCATTTCATCAGGAGTCATTCGGCCATGATGACGTGGTTCCGGAGGTTGTTGTCTTGACTCTGCCATTACCACCGAGGTCCGTGCATATTGGAAGTTAGATTAACCAAATCTACTGGTCTACGAGCAACCAGTGTCTCAGACATTGCCAGTACCTTGGGATCGACATTCAAGGTCTGACGCTTGCTGAGCATAATGTGCATCACACCTGCGACCACATTTGCGAGATCGTCGTGTGTCCCCGGAGAGTGATCAATTGTTTCATGACCTCCACGTGAGATTCGCCGGTCGAGTCCGAGCAACTGGTTATATAGGCGACTGTTATCAAGTAACTCACACCGTCCGGCGTTGACGATCGGTAGAAATGCAACGTAAATGTCGGATTTACTTGCCTTAGAGACATTATATTCAACACCCTTTATTCTAAATCTTTCCCTGGGCCACTCACCAGCATAGTGGTCACCAACTACCCTAAAGACCCGATAAGTATGTAGTACTGAAACAAACTCTTCAACCACCGCTTCCGGTGAGAATTGTGGTCTACGCTCTCTCAATACATCAAGTACACCACGTTTGGTCTGCGGATCAATATGGCCAATTGCCAGGGTCATACTATCACTGGAACCACCACTAGGATCTACAAATCCGTAATAACGCATCCCCATCTCATAAGGCAATTCATGTAATCCGCGAGTTGTTACACTATCAATTGCCTCTTTCGTAATAAACGCATCAACATCAGATCTAAATTCGGCACCATATTCAGCTGCCGCACTATAGGGGTCTTCTTCGTACTTTTCATCAATAAATGATTGTGGTACCGTAGGGTTCATCACCCTTGTGGGTGCGCGCCAAATTAGCGGCCCATCATCTTTACCAAAGTACCTTTCAAAGTTATTCCACAATACACCACGGCGAGCGTATGGGGATGAAGCGCCCAACAATAGTGCATTTGGGATGGTGGCCATTGCCGGCTCAAGAGCGGCAATAATTTCAGTATCCGGATTTGCTGAAGATTCGTCACTATGCCAAAAAGCAATCTCATCACACAATGCCGCAATAATGGTTCTTGACCGGACTGCTCTATAACTAGCTGTACCCACTTCAACTAAGATATTACCATGAAATAGAACAGATTCGGCGTTCTCTGTCTTGACTCTGGTCTTCAATTTCGGATGATCTAGAAAGGCTTTAACATAACCCATGATTACTCGAGCTTGTCGACGGTCTGCTGCCAATACAAGTAGTACACCCAGTTCCCCGGGGTCCAGATAATGAGACCAATCATAACAACAACCCAAATACACAGAAATAGCAGCAAGTATACGAGACTTCCCGCCGCGACGACCGACCGGCATCCAGACCCGTGACGACTTTTTCGTAGGCTGATCAACAAGATCAGTGCAGTCTCTAAAGATCTGGTATTCTTCATTTTCTTCAAATGGAATGGCGAATACAGTACCAACAAAAGAACGCCAGGAAGTCCAATTACTACCATACCAATCAGGTACGATTTCAGCAATGAAATCATGTGGCCTACCCGCATAGGAGTAGGCCCATTTCAAGTCTACATCAGGTTCCTTAATCAACTGTAACTTTGGAATTACCCTGTCTTTCAAACTAACATAGGTATCCAGCGCCAAATCTTCCAGACGGCGCCGTTCATGTGGTAATGTTTGATGTCTAGTCTTGGTAGGCATCAGCTACCGTACTGCACTGTAATTACCCAGACACCGGGTTGTGTCTGGGTGTAAGTGTAACCGGTCACACAGCGTTGACCATTTACGCCACAACCAGTGCAGCCGGCAAGGACAAAGCCCATACCAACCACTAGAGAGAGAATGATCAACTTCATGTTAGTTACCTCTTGAAAACTTTAACCTACGCTGTGCCCCCGCACCTTGTACTTCGTACTCTTCTTCCCCAAGCGTGATCATATTAGCGATAAACATTTCAAGTTCATCAACAGACATTTTCCTGACTGTCTCTTCAAATTCTTCCTTTGTGCGGGGGAGGTTAATTGTGATTTCCCGCCGCTCAATACCAACCTGAGTATCTCTTGCCAATAATGTTAGGGCGTGAGTCTTATCAATCGTCATTACTTCGATTTTGTTATCACCAACCCTTACACCCTTAAAGATCTTTTTGGCTGATTCCGAAAGGTACCTTGTATCACAAACATACATCATCGGTTCGCCAATACCATGGCATTGTGGGCAATCCGAGTTGATTTCACGGTTGCGACTATACCCACTACCACCCTTGATATCGACTTGGTGATGATTCTTACCAGCCACCCATGCAGCGGTAGCATGTTTGAAGATCAAGGGCCCGAATTCGTTAGTAATACAGGAAGAGGGCCAATTGTTTTCACCGTAAGACTGCGCCTGCTCAACATAGTACATTTCAGGGTCGGTGTACTGAAAGCGATTGCCTTCACCCCAACAATGCCTGCAGGGCACCCGCCAAACACCGGTAATCTCGGTGGGATCGCCTTCGTAAATATGTTTTAATTCACGACGAACATCAGCTGCAGTAACCGATGCCATCTCTGTAATAGTCTCAAGTCGTTCACGGATAGCACAACGAACACTAATCTCTTTCATTGCACTATCGTAATTCAAGAATCCCGACCGAGTGGCAGCCTGCTGCGGATCCTGACTGACAATCAATTCATCAACAAACTTGCGCTGGTGTGCGGGTAATCTACCATAGAACCACAACGTCTGAGGGGAAGGCGGTAAATCATCAAAACGCATACGAGAATAAGCAGTACTGTTACCGTATTTCACCTTCCTATCTGTCTTTGGTTGGTTGGGAGGGATTTTCGTCACTACTCAAGCTCCACAATTTCTAAATCCGCACCTGCTTCGAATTCTACTATAATGTCTCGATTGAACAAACTCATCAATAACCGGATTCTATCGTTTGAATTCATTGAAATAACAGTACCTATTTGATCAAAAAACGGGCTATCTTTAGTTTTTACTCTGACTATCGTATCAACCGGTAAGACATTCCCACCAAACTTTGCTTGAATCTCATAAATTGTCTCGATATAGGTGGTAGCCACCCATAAAGGTCTTGGATCTAACTTGTTTCCTGTTAAAAGCCGAATGACCCCGTATGTATTTCCGGGGATTCCCCACTGCGTCTTATCTTCAAGATAGACAAAACCGTAACAGGGAAATAACGGAGCGTCCTTAGGACCTCGTGCTCGGATAGATGGAAGTACGGGTTTGGTGTAGAACGGGCAAAACGCGTCTAGACCCTGTCGAGTCAGGTTCTCGACAGCTTTACGTTCCTGAGCACCATAAGTTTGAAAGCAAGCCCATGCCATCTGCTCTCCATTCCCCACTCCCGCAAGCACAGAGAGCTACCGCAGCCCTATGATTAGAGCGTTGGTAGTTAAACATGTTATTAGTTTCTTGGATGAGCGTTGGTAGTATGCTATTCAAAGCTAACGATTGCAAGCAAAAAATTTGGTAGTACACAAACTTTACAAAAAAAGCCCCGCCTAAACGGGGCCTTTTCTTGCGCTACGCTGCTAATGCCGATTGCAATACCCCCGAGCTGAAAAAGCGGGCGCAAAGCCCGCTTTTCCCAGCGCTCGAAAACCTACTTGACCGAGGCCTTGACAACGAAGACCACTGGCCCGTAAAGCTCGGGTTCGTAGCGGAATTCGGCGTTCGGTGACTGGCGCAGCAACTCCCGCTTCCAGAGGTTACTCATGTGGTGGTTACGGGGCAGATCGTGCAATCGGCCCTCCTCGTTGGCGTAGGCGGTGCAGCGCACCCGCTTGCCATCGAGCTCGATGCTGGTCAGGTGCGGCACGGTTTCGATGTACCCACCAACCGCCTTTTGCAGCACTTTGAGGCTGGGCGTCTTGCCGTGGCAATCCCTGGCCGCGGTGGCCAGGGTATCGTACGGTTTAACGGTGATTGTGATATACGGCATTTTCCACTCCTTTCTAGATCACACCCTCACGACGCCACTTGAGGATATGAGTGAGCTCGAAACCCTTCGAGCGCATGATGTCGAGCGGCGCCTTGTCCTGAGCGCGCGCAGCCTGCCACTCTTCCACGGTGAAATTCTTGCACATGAACGTGATCCACCGGGGCTTGCTGGAGGTCGAGGCGTACTTGAAGCGGGCGATAAAAAGGCGTTCCGGCCCGTAGGTCAGATACCCACCCCAGTAGCTAAATTGATCTCTCACGAACTTGGTCATATCGGTCTCCATTCTGACTCCATACATATAAGCATTTTGCGGCACATTGCAAGTCCCCGTGTCGGATTTTTTAGATCATTTTGTGCTTGCAATTCGTTGCAAAGCGCTTATATATGATGATAGTAACCAGACGCCGGGTGATCCGGCAGCACAGGATCGGGAAATGGAAATCACATCAAATCAGATCAAAGCACTTACCGACCTCTGCTCCTTCCTCGTCTGGTTGAGAGACACCAAACCGAGGGACATGTGGGGTGCCGTAAAGATAGAACGGGCAGTGCAGGCCCTATCCGAAATCTCAGGGCTGACAGTCGACCAGATCGAACGTGTCGCTCGTGCGGGGGTGCATAATGGCTGATCAAATCATCCGAATGAAGGGGGAAAGTCACATCATTGAGATTGTTGACGTTGGTGTAGGCCAACGTGGTGTTACTTCAGTCTATGTCACTATGCTTGACAAAGCGACTGGAGTGACACAGTCTGTCATAAAGGTTCCTATAGCTGAGCTAATAGAGACAGCTCACCTAATCATCAAACAATATGGAAACTGAGAGATGGTAAAACTCTATCACGGCACTAACGGTGCCTGGCTTAACAACATTCTAAAGATAGGAATACACCCAAGGGGTGCGAAAGGAGTCAACAACTGGAAGCATACGGTCAACAGCAACCCAAAGTGTGTGTACCTGACGAACAGCTACGCCCCATATTTCGCGTTCAACGCTTCCAAAGGCAAAGAGCCTCTCTGCGCCGTTATTGAAATCGACACCGACAAGCTATTCCCACTTAACCTCTACCCCGATGAGGACTTTCTAGAACAGGGAAGCCGAAAGATCGATAACCCGGTACCCGGCTCGATGAAAGAACGGACTATACACTACCGGAAGCAGCAATTCACTTTCAACTGGCCTACCCAGAATAAGGACGGTACAGACACCACATGGTGGGAGGCATCTCTACAACATCTAGGTACCTGCGCCCATAGGGGCACAATCCCACCATCCGCAATTACTAGAGCGGTGTTGTGGCCGCATCATCCAAACATAAAACTTATGTACGTCTGGGATCCCACAATCGTGATCATAAACCAGATGGTCATGGGTCATCAATATCATATCTTGACCCGCAAACTGTTTGATGGTGAGTTTACACCCGTCGAAGAGATCAATCGACTGATGCAGGAAAATCCGCAACTTCGCTGGGAAGATCCACTACTCCCAACAATCGAAGGGTGGGAAATCATCAAATGTACCTGATGGACAACATAGTGGAGATGGCTGGTCTTGCCAAGACAAGACCATTCAATCCCATCATTGCCATCTTTGGTGCTATGGAAGATAAACTAAAGGGGGCACCGAGATTTCTGCTTGATACCAATGCCATTCACACCGCGACCGAACTAACCTTTGGCCGCCCCAAAGTCCTGTTGGAGGCAATGGCTCATTGTCACATACCTTATACAAAGATGTGGGTGGAATGGGAAGAAAGCGGTCGTGAGAACCTACGTCGTAGGTTCCCAGATGCCGTGATTAACGAACCCGGCAGACCCATACCAGTACGTGTTGGGTTTTTCCTTGAATGTGAAAAAGGTGGTCGAAAGGGACAAGTGACCTGGGCATGGGAAAGCCCAATAATGGACGGGTTACAAATCTCAAAGGATCTAAACCCGGCCAACATTGCCCCAATTTCAGCTTACTTTAACCTAGACCAACGAATCAAACAACCGATCGAAAACACGTTAGGATTGTCAATAGCTAACCTAGCCAGGCTATGGACGGACAACCCAATCCAAAAGGAAGCTCTATTCCAGATTTGGGAAACAGCGGAGCATTCACCTAATAGATGGGGTGAGATGTTTCTCAACAGAAATCCACATCAAAGAGAAGCAGCCTACGCCGATGTTTATGGTGAATACATTACGGTCTGGGCGATCATGATGCTACTAACTGCCAGTCGACCCATCGTTCACTATACACCAGTAGATCAATCCAAGCTGAACAAAGCCCGCGTCAAGCGGCATGAAGTCCCCAGACTAGACCATACCCGGGTAACCATTCATCTTAACGCTGCCGAGCGCGCGCAGCAAATCCGTACACCATTAGGGTTCACCCGCAAGTCACCGCGAATCCACATGGTCAGCAGGTACTTGGCTAGACGAGGAAACAAGCACTGGATTGTCGAGCCGTATATGCGGGGCCAAGGCGAAACAATTAGCAGACACATCAAAGTAAGACAATGAACGTACCCGAAGACCACAATGACCAGGGAACGGAACAAATGCAAACACCTGAAGAGCAACTCGCCACCCTACGACTAAGCTTGCGCAGGGTGGCCGAATGCGCCAATCAGCTAGGTGCCGAGATCAGCATTCCCGACTTGAACATCCCGCCGAAGGTTGAGAGAGGCTGGAACCGCCTATGTGCTGACCTCATGGCTTGGATGGAAGAAGACGACTGGCTGATCGATGAGAACGTACGTAAGCCTAGTGGTCGTATTGGTGATCCACAATGACCAGAGAACGAATCCACTTTAGGCTGATCCAGACACCGTGCTGCGGCCAGCTACTCTGTTGGGTCAACCCACGTTTGCCGACATACTGCCCGGAATGTGGCACCAATATTTTCCGCTCCCTAAAGTTTGATGGGACTCCAATCCTCATCTCTGATGAGAATGGATGGCTAGAAATTTCCGGTGAGGCAAAATTAAAGCTTGCATTGTAGCGCAAAGCGCTTATATATAAGCTGTCAGAACGGAGACGAAAATGACCACGTACAGACTCGCCCAAATTAGCGCCTCCTGCTGGAACATCACGGAGGGCCGTAAAAAGGTCGGTTTCGTGAACAACTGCCCCAAGGGCTTTGTAGCCCGAATCGGGCAGCATTGCGAGATCGGTGCCACCGCCAAGGAGGCGTTCGATATGGTCGCCTGCAAGGCACTGGGCTTTACGTCACCGGGTGCACTGGTCCAATACAACTCGGCGGTGCGCGCGCGGAACGCCGAAGCACGTTCGGTTGCCCACCATGCAGTCGAGCAGGCGTTGTACCACAAGAATTTCGATGCCATCTTTGATCTGATCACGGGAATCAAATGATGACCGAACCTACATTCCACCTCTGGTGGCGGGAGTTCAATAAGGCTCTCAAATTCCTAGGTACACACGAAGCAGATCAAGGCGATGCTCGATACTGGTACGATGCGCAACTATCGCCCGAGACCGCAGCTCGACTCCTCACGAAGGAACGAGCTATGGAAGTGGTTAAACAGATGAAACGTGGGGACTATACAGGATTTGTAAAGTTTATCACGGAGTTACACAGAGTTGGCTAGGTCCCAGCCAAATCTCCTTCTGACGACCTGCTCCGGGCAGGGTGGGACCACCCGGTAACCGCAACCTCTTGGAGGTGCGGGGGAGACGGCGGCTTATAGGGTCGCCGTTTCCTTTGACTTTGTGCTTGCAAATCGCCGCAAAAGCGCTTATATGTATGGATGTCAGAACGGAGAGCCAAAATGACCACACTTATTCTGAACCCGAAAACCGAAGCCGAGGCCCTGGAACGGATGAAGACGTTGCCTTGGGCTTACCATTCCGAGGAGGAGGGGATGGCGTTGATCACGCAGTGGCAACAGGGGCAGCGGCAAGCTGTCCTTGAGGAACTGCGGGCCGAAATCGCCACGCATATCCAATGCAGCAACTACGCCAAGGCGGGCTACATCAAAAAGGTAGCTGATGTACTGCGGAAGGCGACGTCATGCTAGTCATCGCTGGAGGCATCCTACTGGCCTTCTTTATCATGGCCGTGCTGCGCAATCTGGGCCGCATCTTTATCGTGTTCGGCCTCCTCGCCCTAATCGGATATCTGGTGGGCCCATGATCCCTTTGATAAAGATCGGATTTACCGGCACTCAACTAGGCATGTCGCTGTCGCAGCACGATGCCCTCCGTGGCTTCCTGCTAGGTGCCACCCTTGGTTATGACAACGCGGAGTTTCATCACGGTGACTGCATCGGGGCTGATGCCCAAGCACACGACATTGCCTTCAGTCTTAGCCTTTCCCTAGTCCTTCATCCACCGGAAGATCCCAAAAAGAGAGCCTGGAAAGAGTCCCCAAATAGTCCCATTCGAATCTTCCCAGCTCTGGATTACCGTGATCGAAACCGGATGATAGTGTCCGAGACAGACTTACTAGTGGCAGCACCCAAAATGTTCAAAGAAGAACAACGTTCCGGTACCTGGATGACTATCCGGATGGCCCGAATTGCTAAGAAACCAGTGTTTATCATCTGGCCTGATGGAACATTCGCATCATGAAAGGAGTGCTTGTGACAAAGAAAACTTACATCGTATCTTGGGAGGTCGAGTTAACAGCAGCAGGACCTATCTCCGCTGCACTAGCTGCCCAAGAGATTCAACGTGATCCGAAGAATAGCGCCACTGTGTTCGAGGTATCATCAGAAGACGGAGTGACAAAAGTCGATACCAGCACACTGCCCAAAGGCCGGTTTCGTGACAGCGCCTGCTGGAAGTGCAAGGACGGGGCAAACCCGTGCGTTGAAAAAGACCCTACCCGATGCTCTTACCCACATCCAAGGAATGATTGATCATGCAAAAAATCATATAACCCGCTCTAAAACGCAGGAAAAAGTGCCCCGAAAGTCCGGGGGCATTTTTTTGTCTTTTTGATACCTTTTTTCGCTCAGGGTATTGCAATGAGCTGCAAAGCGCTTATATGTATAGAGTCAGAATGGAGACCGAAATGTCAAATCTCAGCTCAACCGTCAAAAACCTGCAGTCCCTCCCGGCCAGCGACCAGTGGGTTTCCCGCTTCGCGCTAACCAGCACCAGCGGCCGGACCTACACGATCGCGCAGCGTCGTGGCTCGGACAACTGGCAGTGCTCTTGCCCGGGTCACATCTACCAGAAGGGCCCCGCGCACCAGAAAAAGCCCTGCAAGCACCTCCGCGCTATGGGCGTCGCAGCCTAACCCCTCAAACACAAGCCCCGCCTTCGGGCGGGGCTTTTTCTCGATCGGAGACTGTCGTGTCCACCGTTATCTATGCTTTCGCAGCCAACGATAACTACCCTAGATACGTGCCGCCGCTCAGTGTCACCTTCTATTCGGGCGACCGTAATCACGCATATCTTTATCAGACCTGTGGTGGGGAGACCGCTACGCTTTGCGGAATGCACTACCCTAACAACCAGCCTGGCTATCGACGCACTCCACGTGAAGTCAATTGCTTCAACTGCCTTGAAGCTGCTGACTCACGGAAGGATGCCCGCTCACATCTTGGTGAGGATTATCATGATCACCTTTGTGA